CAAATTAAATTATAAATATAATATTTGTCCAATTGTTATTGAAAAATGGCAATTTATTTTGTTGAAAATATTTGTGACCATATATGGTCACATTTTTTCTTGTTTATTTTATATATATTTCTCAGTAACAAATTTTTTCCCAAAAGTAAAAAGGGAAATGAAATTTGGACATTTATAAATGTCCAAAAATGAAAACCCAAAAAAAGTCTTGAAAATGACCCATTTTTCAGAGTTATCACCATAATGGTCTGAGTTTTATTTTGTAGGTTGAAAATTTTGTTATGATAAATTTTTTGTATTTTCTCAAAAATAAATAATATTTGGACATATTAAGCGAGAATGGAAAACGAGGAACTAAATTTTACGCAAAAAAACGAGCAATTATTTGTATGCGAACATTGTGACTTTAAATGCTCTTTCAAATCCGATTTTAACAGACATTTGTCTACCCGTAAACATTCAGACAGTCTCAATGGAAATTTGACGGAAATGAAAAAAACGAGTATAGTATGTAAATGTGGCAAAGAATACAAATCTATGAGTGGACTTTGGAAACATAAAAACACTTGTATTCAATACAAAAATGATACCAAAAATTTGGAAACCGAAAATGATCATTCAAACAAAGATAATTTAATTGAATATCTCATTAAAGAAAATTCCGAATTTAAAACATTAATTATGGAACTGGTGAAGAAGGATAATATATCCAATAATACGGTATCCAATAGTACTATCAATTCACATAACAAGACATTCAATTTACAATTTTTTCTGAATGAACAGTGTAAAGACGCTTTGAATATTGACGAGTTTGTTGATTCTATCAAGTTACAGCTAACAGATCTTGAAAATACTGGAAGAGTTGGATATGTTGAGGGTGTTTCCAAAATTCTTATTAAGAATCTGAATGAATTAGATGTTGTAAAACGTCCGATTCATTGTAGTGATTTGAAAAGAGAAGTGCTCTACATTAAAGATAATGATAAATGGTCAAAGGAAAATGAAGATAAACAAGTGATTAAAAAAGCCATCAAAGATGTCGCAAATAAGAATATTAGACAAATAACCGAGTGGGCCAATTTGAATCCGGATTGTAAACAGTCTGATTCCAAAAAGAATAATCAATATTTAAACATAGTGATGAACGCAATGTCTGGTGGATCCAATGAAGAACAAAACAGCAATATTGAGAAAATTATAAAGAATGTTACCAAGTCAGTTATTATAGAAAAATGATAATGGATTGTAATATTGTAGTAATAATATTATTTATACGAATAACATTATAAAAAAATAACATTATATTAATATAATGGATACAATTGCTTGGAATCTAATTGACAAATATTTTAAAGACAATCCTTACAATTTAGTTGCTCACCATTTAGACTCATATAACGACTTTTTTGGCAAGGGCATTTTTCAAATTTTCCGTGAAAATAACCCTATCCGATTCATTGAGCGTTATGAAAAGGATGCTAGTAGCACTAGTGCTAATAATAAAGGTAAAGATAGCGAATTCAGAAATGAATGTTTTGTATATCTCGGCGGTAAAAATGGTGACAAATTATATTTTGGAAAACCTGTTATCTACGACAGTGAATCAGACGGCTATTCACAGCCATATCCGCATTATATGTATCCAAATGATGCGCGATTAAGAAATATGACATATGGCACCACGATTCATTATGACGTAGATGTAGACTTTGTTTTTTATAACGGCGATCAAAGAATAGAACAAACAATTACATTGGATAAAATATATCTAGGACGTTTTCCAATTATGGTCCAGTCCAACTTGTGTATTCTGAAGGGACTTGCCACTGAAGCCCGGTTCAATTTAGGTGAATGCCGCAATGATTATGGTGGCTATTTTATTATTGATGGTAAGGAGAAATGTATTGTTAGTCAGGAGAAGTTCGCAGACAATATGCTCTATGTGCGCAAAAACAAGGAAGATAATGTGTATAGTTATTCTTGTGAGGTGCGTTCTGTTTCTGAAGACAGTTCAAAACCCATTCGTTACACATCAGTAAAAATGATCGCGCCCGATGCGACTTATTCTAACAATCAATTAGTCGTCGATGTTCCGAATGTAAGAAAACCAGTACCGCTATTTATTCTTATGAGGGCGCTTGGTGTTGTTTCCGACAAAGCCATCATTGAGTGTTGTCTTTTGGACTTGGAAACCAATTCAAACTCGGTTGATATTTTTATTCCATCGGTTCACGATGCTAACCGAATTTTTACTCAAAAAACCGCTCTAGAATTCATTGCCACTTTTACAAAGCGACAGACTGTTTCGTCCGTTTTAGAGATTTTAATGAATTATTTTTTGCCGCACGTAGGCGAGGATAATTTCTTAAATAAAGCATATTATGTAGGCTTTATGGTGAACAGACTGCTCCGCGTACAAATGGGGCGGGAAAAAGCAACCGATCGCGACAATTTCAAATTCAAACGTGTAGAGACATCGGGAACTCTTATATACGACTTGTTTCGTGAGTTTTTCTTGATCCAGAATCGTAATATATTTTTGAAAATGGACAAGGAATTCTATTATCACCCGGTGAAATATAGAACCAATTTTGTCTCATTATTACAAGACAATTACAAGGATTTTTTCAAGGAGCGTATTATTGAAGACGGTTTCAAGAAGGGCTTCAAGGGCAACTGGGGTGCTGACCCAAATACAAAGCGCGTTGGTCTAGTTCAAGATCTGAATCGTCTGTCTTGGTTCTCATTTATTAGTCATTTGCGAAAAATTAGTTTGCCAATTGATCCGACATCAAAGGTTACTGGTCCACATTATTTACACGGGTCACAATGGGGTATAATTGATCCAGTTGACACACCAGATGGCGGCAATGTCGGCATTCATAAACATATGGCAATTAGTACGGCAATTACAAACGTTTTTTCAGCGGCACCGTTAATTAAGTGGTTAAGAGCCAATACTCCGCTCAAATTATTACAAGAATGTAGCAACTCAATGCTCGCATCTTCAACCAAGTTGTTTGTAAATGGCAACTGGATCGGCGTGATTGAAAACCCGATTGAAAATGTAAATACATTGAAATTGTTCAGACGTAATGGAATAATACCTATTTACACGAGTATTTCATTCAGTTATGAATACAATATTGTTTATATTTACACGGATGGTGGCAGACTTACACGACCCATTTATTACAGGGACTCAGATGGCAAAATTAGTTACGCACACGGTAAAATCATAGACATTATAGAGTCGCAACAATACACTTGGCAGCAAGCAGTAGCAGGATTTCGTGACAAGAAAGTTGATAATTTCAGTTTGAGAAACAACACATTATATGATGCGATGGATTTATATCCAGGGCATTCTAGTCTAGATAGTTTGTTAGATATGTTTCAAGAGAACAAGGGAATTATTGATTATATTGACACATCGGAGGAGGAGAGTGCGCTAATTGCGACACGTCCGCCACAATTAAAAGACAGCAAGTATTTTACTCACGCTGAAATAGATCCGTCACTTATATTGGGTGTAATGGGCAACTCTATTATTTACCCAGAAGCCAATCAGTTACCTCGTGATGTATTTTCTTGCGGTCAGAGTAAACAAGCTGTATCAGTTTATCACTCCAATTATCAGATGCGTCTTGATAAGATGGGTGTTATTTTGAATTACGGTCAGACGCCGTTAATAAAGTCTAGGTACTTAGAATACATAAATAATGAGGAGCAACCTTATGGTGTGAATGCGATTGTAGCAATTATGAGTTACACTGGTTATAATGTGGAGGATGCTATTCTAATTAATGAAGGATCAATCAAGAGAGGTATGTTTAGAACCACTTATTACACGACATATGAGTCCAGAGAGGAGAGTGCTCGGGTTTCCGGTGGATCTACGAATTCATCCTTTTCTAACATTGAATCCAAACAAAATGTATCTCGGTTAAAGGAAGGGTTTGATTACAGCAAATTGGATGCGAATGGTCTAGTCAAGGAAAATACTGAAGTAAATGACCGTCTTGTTTTAATAGGTCAAGTTACAACTACATCAGATAACCAAGGCGATTCTGCTGACAATTCCAAGACGACAAAGAAGGGACAAATGGGATTTGTTGATAAATCGTTTATTTCGGAGGGCGAAGAGGGCTTCAGAATAGCAAAAGTTCGCGTCCGTGAGGAACGCCTGCCCGCAATTGGTGACAAAATGGCTTCTAGAGGAGGGCAAAAAGGAACCCTTGGTCTCATTATTCCCGAAGAAGATATGCCATTTACAGCCGATGGAGTTAGACCCGATCTCATTATTAATCCACACGCTATTCCGTCGCGTATGACAATTGGGCAACTTATAGAATGTCTGCTAGGTAAGGCGTGTACAATGTATGGTGGTTATGGCGACTGTACCGCATTTTCTACAAAAGGCGCGAATTACAATACATACGGACCAATGTTGACACGAATGGGCTACCATAATTCAGGCAATCAAATTTTATATAGTGGTTACACTGGAGAACAGATTTTTTCAGAGATTTTTATTGGCCCTACATATTATATGCGTTTGAAGCATATGGTTAAAGACAAGATCAATTATCGTGCGACAGGTAAACGCAGTGCTTTAACAAGACAGACCAATCAAGGCAGAGCAAATGACGGTGGTTTAAGACTGGGTGAGATGGAACGTGATGGTATTATGGCACACGGTATGTCTGGGTTCTTGAATGAGTCGTATATGGTTCGCGGTGACCAATATTATATGGCAGTTTGTAATAAAACGGGTGCTATTGCAGTTTATAATCCAGAGCGTAATTTGTTCCTGAGTCCATTCGCAGATGGTCCACTTGTTTTCAGTACGTCAAAGGATGGTGGTCAAGTTTTAGACGCGTTCAGTGTATATGGGAGGTCATTCAGTTTGTTGCGAATTCCATATGCTCTCAAATTGCTGATGCAAGAATTACAAGTAATGAATATACAGATGCGTATTATTACAGAAGACAATATAGATCAACTGTTAAGTTTGTCGTATCAATCAAAGAATATTAACAAGTTACTGAATATTGATCACGGTGATGAAAATGGTGAAATTGTACAACGTAATATCAAGGAAATTATTGATAACTATAAGAAAGATATGACAACTAAAGCAAAAGTTGTTGTACCGGAAGCACGAGCAGCAGCGATTGTAAATAAACAACAGCAACAACAACAACAACAACAACAACAACAACAACAACAAGAATCATCAGAATCTCAATCACCATTAGGAAATACAACATTTAAAATAGATAATGAAGTTGTTATTAAGAATGAAGAAACAAGAGAGAAATTACATGCTGTTATTATTAATGTAAATAAGAATGACCAAGGTGAAGAATTGTATACCGTTAAATATGATGATGGAGAAGAAGAAGGAGATGTTGGTCTTTCTAGAATTACACCATATGGAGAAAAACAAGAAAATTTGCCAAGATCGCCTGATTATAGTCCAAATAGTCCTGATTATATTCCAAATAGTCCTGATTATAGTCCACCATCTTCATCTGAAGAAGGTATTTTGGGTACAGCACAATCAGCTTTAAATGTTGCGAATGATAAATTAGGTGAATTGGGCGAAAATATTTCTTCATCGGTTTCTAACGCAGTAACTGGTGCGGAAGATACAATTAAAGAAGGTTTGGAAAGTTTGGCCAATATGATCCCAGGATCTTCACAATCTCCACAATCTCCACAATCAGGAGGAGGAATTGGGCCATTTGCAAGCAGTCAAATGAACAATGCGTTTAATCAATTGTCGGGTGACAAAAGATCAACCATTATGCAACTAGGCGGTGGTCAAAGAGAAGCAGTTATGTCGCGAATAATGTCACAATCATCTAGTCAGAGTGGTGGAGGATTAAATCAATACTTTACTGGATTGCCAGTTTCAGACCAATTGAAAGCTTTACAAAATACATATTCGCAAAAGGCTACACAATTTAAACAAATGGCAGGTAAAGTAAATGCTCCAATAACAACAATAATTAGACCTAATTCAGCAGCAGAAGAAATGTATGGTGGTAAATTGGAAATGTTTAAACCAATAGATGATGATAGTAAAGTTGGTAATGATAATAGTAAAAATGATAGTAATAGTGATAGCGCAAGTAGTAGCGCAAGTAGTAGCGCAAGTAGTAGTGGAGTAAAGGTTGTTAAATTCCAATAATTGATAATTTATTAATTACAAAATAATTAATAAATAATAAAATTGAAATAAAAAGAAAGCAATAAGTTTATATTATAATATAATAGAAAATGGCTGCCACACAGAATACTAGTAGTTTAATATCATCCGTTTATAAATCTAGGCTCATTCTTTTGGATCTGATGAAAATGCAAAAATATAATGTAGACGAATATGAAGGATTTAGTGTAAGTGAAATTAATACAATGAAGACAAATAATCAATTAGATATGATTTTAGAGAAGAATAAAGTTAACTCAGAGGAAAAGAGACAATCAAAGATTTATATTCGCTACTATTTAGCAAAGTCACTGAGGCCTCAGAATCTCCAAGAAATGATTGACGACATCTTCAATATTGAAGAGCTTCTAACAAAAGAAGACACTTTATTCATTATTGTGAAGGATGAAGTAAATGAGACATTATCAAATGCTTTGAAGCATATTTGGGAGCAAGAAGGTATTTTCATAGTAATTTTAAATTTAAAGCGCCTTCAGTTTAATATTATGAAACATAAATTAGTCCCACCGCACAGGGTTTTATCGGAAGTTGAAAAGCTCCAAATCAAACAGAAATATAATGTAATGAACGACAATCAATTCCCTGACATATCGCGATTTGACCCAGTAGCACAGGCGATTGGCATAAGACCCGGACAGGTATGCGAAATACTGAGACCAAGTAAGACGGCAATTACGGCACCGTATTACCGAATTTGTAGTTAAACTTAACAACTATAAATTTAACAACTATAAACTTGATAAAATAATTTATATTTTATATACGAAATATATAATATGAATCCAGAAGCAAAAATATATCAAGAACAAATCAATAACAAAGCTACCAGTTTTTTATCTGCTTTAGATGATTTCAAAAAATATTATGTCTACTACAATAAAAATCCCGAAGTACAGGAATACAATAAAAATTTTACAGATAGTAAGGAGCAAATACAAACAATTAGTAGTGATGTTTTTCAAATTACAAACACAATTCAGCGCAAAATTGAAGAAAAAACCAGGGCAATGTCTGGAATTGAAATGAAATTACAAAGACAAAAAGTTTTGTTACAGGAACAAGAGAAATCTATTAATAATTTAAAAAGTGTCCAGGCAGGATCAAGTGTTATGATTGATGATAGTAAAACAGACTATATTTTTAATTATTATAAGAACCTTGAAATATTTATTGGTATACTTATACTTTTAGGCTTGTTAGTATCTCCTAAGGCGTCTATAGCAATTCTTGTTATATTTATTATATACAAACTGAATGTATTCCAACAATTTATGAAAATATTGGTAAAAATATTTCAATAGATTTAAAATATGTTAGAATAATATATTTTATATTTATAATGCTGTCAGTTTTTTCCAGATATACAAAGCCAAAGCCAATCCCGTATTATAATTCTAATTTATCCAAGTATCTAACTGACACAACTAACAAATTAAAGCAATCACGTAATAAAGCAAATACAAATAATATTATAATTAATGTTCCTTATAGATATTACAAATGTGATTGTGATTATTCAATTGTCCCCATTTTTAGTATGATTTCCTTTTTAGCCGGATACTATTTGTCAAAGTATAATAATTAAATCCACCTTTTAAAAGGTGGAGCCAAACATTTTGTGATAAAACATATTTATAAGGTTTTGGCTCCACCTTTTCAAAGGTGGAAGGAAAATTAAATATTATTATAATATAATATGACTACTAATACTTCTGATTTAATGAATATAAAGACACTTGAAAAGGAATACAATTCTGTTTTAAAACAATATGAAGAAGCCTATAAAAATTGTAATGCTAAATTGAACGCAATGGCATCAAGTACAAATAGTTCCAAAGGATTTACAAGTTTTCCAAATAATAGTTTTTGGGGGACTGGTAGTTTAAAGGAAGGCACAGTTACTTCTCAATTTGATTGCGAGTCAATGTGTGCTTCTGATGAAGAATGTTCAGGCGCCACATATAATCCTGATAAAAAATATTGTTGGACCAGAAAAGGTTACGGTACCTTAGCTGTTAGTGTAAATGGATCTTCTGATATTGCGTTGTTACCAGATATTAAAGCTTGTATGATTACTTTAAAATCATTGAATAAACGTTTACTAGATATTAATCAGCAACTAACAACCGCAATTAGCAGTTCAGCTCCTCAAATGGAAACACAACAAACTGAAAATCAGACAAAAAGTGACGAATTACATAAATATTATGCGCAACTTTTAGCAGAGCGGCTTCAAATGGATAAATTGGTAAAAGATAATGAAACTATTAATTCGGAATATGAAAATCAAACAATAATTGTTAACCAAGCTAATGGATCTTTGCGGTTTTGGACAGTAATTGCTTGTATTTTCTTTATCATTGTTTTAAATCAATTTAGAGGCAAGAGAGCAACAGTTGCTTCTATTTTCTGGTTATTAATAATGATTTTCCTTATTGTATTATCATTTAGCATTAGCAATGTTTCTGGATTTACAGTATGGACTATTTTAATATTGATCATTATTCTTATGAAAATGGATATTATCCCGAGTCCTAAAAACGAAGTTACTGTGTAAAAACGTTAAGCAATGCGAAAATGTTACTGTGTAAAAACGTTAAGCAATGCGAAAATGTTACTGTGTAAAAACAACCCCAAGGTTAAATAAATACAAATATCTATTATATTTTTGTATTTATGTATATTAGAACTAACAATAATGGATAATAATGTTTTTTTATCACTAAATCAAGGAAAACAATTTCAACAAAAATGTAATAAAGATAAAAATAAAAAAAACAAAAGCAAAAGCAAGAACAATAGATCAAAAGGTAAAGAAGGCTTCACAAATAGTTCTGATTTTATTCCCGAAAGTGGTAATAGTCATCGCATTCCTGTGTTTATAAATGAATACAACCGGAAAAGTGGTAATATAGTTGACTCTTCCAATGATATTCAAGGATTAACAAGGCTGCAAACCGAATATGACAATATAGTTCAGCAGCTTGATACTGAAAAGAATAAGGCCGAAGAACAAGGCGACGCATATTTAAATTTAACAAGTTCTAACAATCCATTGCTATCCAAAAATATCACTGTACAAGGAGATTTACCATTTGTTAGTTCAGGTATAGGAGGATATGTAACAGCAAAGGGTATGTTTAAGAATTATCCAGATCAAGCCACATTTGACTCAACTGCTGGCAAAAATGGATGTCCTGCTGACATTACAAAAGGTGTTAAAAAAGATAATTATTCGTCATTATTAAAAAACGGAACGGATATGAAGAGTGGTCAATCTTGCGGCAATGAAGGCAAAAATGTATATGTGTCTCGCGTACTAACTGATCCAGAAGTGACATATCAAAAATGTTATTATAACACGAATCCAAGTGATACTACAACTACAAATAGTCCCGCACTAACATTATTAACCGACCAACTATATACTTTTGACGATTGTAAACAAAAAGCAGTTGATAGTGGTCAATCTTATTTTTCTATGAGAGGAAAACCAGACGCAAACTATAAATCCAGTTGTTTAATCGGAAATACAAATGATCCAACTCTATATGGCAGCGCATCACTAATAATTACACCAAAACAATTATGGACAACAGCTAGTTTATTAGATGTTAATGGGCAACCAAAAGCAACAAATCATATAAATGTTATGTTGAATAAATTTGGTCAGCTTGTATTTTCTGATATTAATAATAGTAATCCACAAACATTTTCAATAGGTATTAATAAATCTACTTGTACAGATGCTGATAATTGTAGTTATTATATAATTTTACAAAGCGATGGAAATATGTGTTGCTATAAGGGCACTGATCCTGCTAATAATCAAGGTGCCGCATTATGGGCTTCAGATACAAATAGACAACAGCAAGCTGCGAATCCTGACTGGATTTCTAGCTATTCAAAACCATATGGTAAATCCTATTTATCAACAGGACAGAATTTAAGTTCAGGTCAATGGGTTGGTTCGGATGATGGCAAATTAAAGTTAATGATGGACAACTCGACCGGCAATCTTATTTTATACACCTCTACAACAACAAATGGATGTGCTATGAACCGAGGTTCAACCGGGATTACCTTTTACGGAAATACAGACAATACAAATGCGGTATATAAAATTAATGAGCAAGGTGTTCCTGCTAATTTAGGCAACATAGCATATATTGACAACAATTCAACTGCTCATTTGTATCCAACGGATATGTTAGGTTATTCAACCAATTACACCATTTACCCAAATTTTGATACTGTTGGAAATGATATTGCGATAACAAACTCGGGACAAATTGGCGGCATAGAACAGTGTAAGATTGCTTGTAATTCTAATTCTGAATGCGCTGGATTTGTCTGGGCACCCGATGATGCTGCGAATCCTTGCCAATTAAAGAATTCTAATATGTTTCCAAAGTCACCAAGAATAACAAATAGTACTCGTTCTATGTATGTTCGTCGGCCCAAAATTCTTGATAATGGACTAATGTGTAATAAGGAAATTGTAGATATAGATTCGTTACGTTATGCGCGGTATGATCAAGGATCAGAAATGACCGAAAATGCGATTTGGTGTCGTGATACTGTCATTTCGGATGCGGTTAAAGCAAGAATAAAAGACTTGGAGAGCCGTTTGGTTGTAAAAGGTCAGGAAATTGCCGCAAAAATAAAAGAGCTATTTGACAGAGATACAACAATTTTTGATAATATGGATATAAATAATGCCGAGCTTAAAAAGAAAATATTATTATATAAGAGAATAACGATGGATAAAAATAATAACAATCTAAATCCAATGTCTTTAAATAGTAATACTAATAATATAAAAGAAGGAATGCAAAATTTGAATATGAATGACGTGAATGGTATGCTAGCCGATACTGACATTATTATTTTACAGGAAAATTACAGTTATGTACTATGGAGTGTATTAGCAGTAGGATTATTAACAGTAACTATTAATATGATGAAGGCGACGAATAAATAAACTTAGTAAAATAATAAAGTTATATAATTATGTAATATTTAATATTATTTAATTATATATAATGAGTGAACAAGTTAATACAGATATTGCTGATACATATACAGATCCTGAAAGTAGTGTAAATTCAATAATGGCTGCTCAGGCAAAAATTAGCAGCCAATCAGCGTCTAGTCAAGGTATGGGTGTAGATCAGATTATTTCAAATATAAAACAACTTCAAACAACTGAAATGCAACTATATACTAGTTTAGATGATCAAAACTTGACAGTAGACCAACGAACTAACATAATTAATCAAATTAACGAAATTGGTCAAACGAGATCAACTCTTTATAACAGCTTGAAAAATATGGCATCATCTTATCAACAAAATGTGTCCACTTCTCAGAATACAGTTCAGCAACAAATATTTGCGCTAGACATTGTTGAAAATGAACTGAATGAGGCCAAGGTGAGAACACACGCACTGGAAAATGATAAATACAATAAATTAAGACTTGTGGAAATAAATACATATTATAGCAAACGTTTTGGTGCCCATAAAGAAATAGTAAAGGTTGTTGTTTACGTATGTATATTAATGTTAATTGTAATCATTTTAGGAAAAAAAGAAATATTGCCGCGAAATATATACATTGTTTTGAACGGAATGATTCTTGTGGTTGGTATAATTGTGATTGGAAAAAAGATAATAGATTTATCTAATCGTGACAATATGAACTTTGATGAATATGATTGGTATTTTGATAAATCCAAGGCGCCTTCAGATACTGGTGGTTCGGGATCAGCAACAAGTCAACCAACAGATCCTTGGGCAACAACCGCCAGTGAATGTGTTGGTGAATTATGTTGTACAGCAAATCCCGGTTTAATATATGATTCTGTTGCAAAGGTGTGTGTATTAAATAGTAGCACAGAATTAGATTCTTCGGCTACAGGAACAACAGGAACAACAGGAACAACAGGAACAACAAGTAATACAACAACAGAATCTATGAAAAATATGAACACATTATTACGTCCTACAGCATATCAAAATTGGTAATTTAGCAACTAACAAAATAACAATAATATGCCACCAAGTTTATTCAAATCATATATTTTAAAATCTAATTATAATACAAATACTAGATGGATCAATTATTATCAAGCATAATGAATTCTCAACCAACAACTAACACAACTAACACGAATCCAAGCACAACAGATGTAAATAATCTTTTAAGTAAACAAATGAATACAAACAGTAGTATTAACAGTTTAATTGATAATGCTACAAAACTAGTAATGTGTCCTCCGGGATCAGCTTGTGAAAAAGAAAATGTTAGCGCTGAATTGAATAGACAATTACAGGATGCTATAACAAATGAACAAGTTGCTCCTTTACGTCTTGCTAATGCTAAGAGATATTACTATACTTACACGCAAGGGCAAAGCAGTTATAATGGTATGCTTGAAAAGGAATTACAAGAAAAAAGTCGTTTAATTACCAAGCAAATAGGAGATAAATTTTTAGAAGAGGTTAAAAATGCGGTCACAATGAATATGTTTTTTAATACATCACAGATTAACTCTGAAAATACTGTAGAATTATATAATGAATATTTGAAGAAGAATGCTGAAATGGCGGAAATAATTAAAGGTTCACGTGGCGCTGTACTAACAAATGACAGAAAAACATACTACGAAATGGAAGCAATGGAGAAATTGAAAATGTGGTACACTCTAATTATAAGCATTTATTGGATATTAGTGATAACATTTATTTTATCCATATTTTTTTCAACAAGCACTATGTCTAGGACAAAGCAGATTATTTTAGTTGTCCTGCTTATACTATATCCGTTTATAATACACAAAGTAGTAGTATATTTTTACAATTTATTTAGTACAACAATTAAAAATACTGAGACCAATATTTATATGGATCTTTAAATTTAATGAAAATAAAAAACTATCAAATATTTGATAAGTTTTTATTTGGGTTTTATTATTTTTTTACGTTTACTTTTATGTAATCAAGATATAATATTTATTCTATATCTTCTAGTCCATCTCCAGTTTCGTCTTCTTTGATCATAATATTATTCCATTTATTAGTAACTAAATTTCTGTTGCCAAATTTCTTATTCATTATTTCCTCCAATTCAGACAGCTTTGGTGGTTTTCTATTACCGTTATTCAATTGGAACCACTCCTTGAACACGACATTCAATGATTGCTTGCCAACTGTCTTGCCAGGAGCCTTGACAATCTTCTCAGTAATGAAGCCAGAAATGCAATCTTGGCTCTGTCTGTATTTTCCTGAGGCGGCGACAACCTCTGGACAATCAATGACTTCACCTTCAGTCTCAAATGCGCGTTTTACAAGCATACTTACAAATACTGGAGCCCACCTTGGCAACTTCTCTTTTAGTCCCTTATCTTTAGGAAACACATACTGTGTATCATCTGTGTGAGTCTCGCCTTCTGAAATAAATTTAGAAACAAAATCATTGAGTTTCATTCTGCGCCAAGTACCATCATCATTACTCTTCACATCAAACAGCGCATTTGTACATACAACTAGACTAAACTGTGGCTCAAATATTTCACTATCTGAATACAATGCTCTGGCTTGAATTGGATCACCGCCAGTCAGCTCTTTCAAAATACCTTCATTAATAACAGCATCTTTTGACGGCTCTTGCATAACCGCATAACGGACACCCTTTAGCTGAATAATCTCAGACGATGTGCCGCCAATTGTGCCACGTTTTTCCGTCACTAATGTAATTGGAACAGTACCCTTATATTCACCTAGTGCCTGAGACATCAGATCCGTCAAAATTGATTTACCATTTGATCCACTGCCACGATAAATATTGAATGCGTGTTCCTTCTTCGCACCAATCAAACTTGCTGACAAATGATCCCACATATATCTACACAATCCTTCTTGAGGAAATAATTGCTTCATAAATGTAGTGATTTCTTGCGATATTTCTTTGGATTCGTCTTGGTTATAAGGAATATATGGAATACCAGTAGTTTTTGTAATGTAATCCTGAGGGTATCCTTGACGAAACGACTTGGTTCTAAAATCAATAACACCATTTGAGAAACACAACAAATACTTGTTCGCATCCATATTCTTGATAAAGTCCTTGTCAAAGAATATTTCCATTGCCTCACGCATAATATTGTTCTTATCATTTGTCTTCTTCAACTTGATACAAACTTCTGCGATCTTTTTGACCTTGCGTTGCATCTTCTCGTGAACATCATTGTTTGTCTCATAGTTCTGTAAATCAGACATATATTGACTTTGTTTCTCAGAATATAGAGCAAACATATCACGAGATATCGCAAGACGCAAACTTTGACCCTCATCTTTCTCCCATCTGTGACGCTTGAATGTATACCATTTCTTATTTGTAATACTACTACAAACATACTTATCCTTAAACATATGATACAAAACCATCGCATAATCAAAGTCCGCTGCGTCAAATATGGTCTCTTCAATGTAATAATCAATAGTAGTTCGTTTCACTTTCTCATAATCATCATACGCGTCTTGCTTTGCCCAGTACATAATGGATCGCTTAGTAACGCCATCAGGTCGCTTGTTAAATTGGTATTTCCAGGTTTGATACAATGAAGGAATTGTCGCATAATCAAAATCAGACGCCTTACTCCTGAGCATAATCCAAGATAAGAATAGACGTTCATCAGTGTGCTTGAGTGCAAAGGCTACTTGACGATTCAATACGTGAGATCCTGGTCTATAATATTTCTCAGGTAAAATTTGTGTATAATCGTGAATTTCGCGAATATGTTGCTCGTTAATTCGCAAACTATTGATAATATTATCCATTGCTTTTTTCAGCATTTCCGCATTTGTAATATCAGCTAGTTGAATATTAGAGTCATCTTCTTCATCCAATACCAAATTCACTTTCCCCTTACTACCAGATTTTTTCATTTTGCCCGGCTGACTTTCTTGACGTTTTTTATATTCAGCAGCGATCTTTGGATTAATTTCAAACTTTGCGTGTTTATTATACTGTGCTGACAATAAACAAATGTCCTTAGACAAGTCAAATTCCTTGACATTCTTTGGAACCGTCATAAATTCGCTGTCTTGTTTGTCAATATCAGCAGTCAGAAAGTAAGACAATTTATATGCGTCGTGTCCAGGCTTTTGCGACCCATATAGTTGCCAATTTATACAACCTTTACTAATTCCCTCATCTAATACATCTTCCCAACCATTTGTTAATGGTAGCTCCCAAATATCGGATAATTTTTTCAATATTCTCTCACGCAACATCAGTTGTAAAGTATTGTCCATCTGGATTCCAATAATCATATGAATCCCATCTTTTGTCAAATTCTTTTCCGCAACCCTATTTACAGTTGGCTTCTCCATAACAAATATGGGAAATGGGTTGTTTTCCTCAAAAACAAAGAATTCCTTAAGTTCTTCCAAATAAAGTTGAATCATATCTTGTATATGTTCTTGAGTATGTTGTCTTTTTGTAACGCTAACATCATAACGAAAGTCAAAATCAACCAATAAAGGTCCCGCACCATTAAGTTGTTTTTCCGTCAAATATTCCTTGCGTCCCTTTACAAAAACGTGCTCGTAATACAGTTTATAGAATAATGGCAACTCATCGGTACTTATATTAAATGATCCTCCATAAATATTCAGATCAGGGCTTCCAATTCTAGTATGAGATATCTCCTTATCTGCTGCCGTGTTTTGAATATTCTTAGCATTATGCTTTGTAAGGAAATCGGATAAATCTGTGTAATGTGATGTTGTTGCCATTGTTATCATTATTATAGTATAACATTATTTTTCTATTTCCTTTTCCTTTCAATTTTATTTTATTTTTTTTATTGATTGTACCGTTAGTTTGTTAGTTTGTAACGAATAATGAAATGGTAAAAATGACATATTTAAAAATAATAATATAGATACAGTTTGATATTATTATATAATTCAAAGAATATGTCTGAAACCAAAGTTATTACAAAAGATACAATTAAACGTCTGCTATCAGACGTGAAATATGTTTTTAAAAATCCATTAACTGATAATGGAATTTATTATTGTCACGATGAAGAAGATATTTTGAAGGGATATGCGATGATTGTGGGTCCTGAAGATACACCTTATTTTGGCGGATATTATTTTTTTGAGTTTTCATATCCAACCGATTATCCATTTGCGCCGCCAAAAGTCAAATATATGACGAATGATGGATTAACACGTTTTAATCCAAATTTATATAAGTGTGGCAAAGTTTGCGTCTCCATTTTGAATACGTGGAGTGGTGACAAATGGTCAGCGTGTCAAACAATTAACAGTATTTTGTTAACACTGTGTTCACTATTGAATGATACGCCATTATTGAACGAGCCAGGAGTAACAAAGTTACATAAAGATTACACACCTTACAATAAAATCATAGAATACATCAATATTGACTTTGCTATTTGTGAATTATTAGATAGGTCAAAGAACAAAATTCCGACTCAATTTGTTTCATTCTATCCATTTATGAAAGAACAATTTCTTAAAAATTATGAAAAATTAACTGCGATTGTAGAATCAAAGTCTGGTCTAGATGAGCACTATTATGTACAAATTTATCAAATGTCAACACGCGTTAATTATAATTTATTAAAGGCAAAATTGTTGACGATGAAGGATATATTGTAAGTGTGTAAATGAAATGAAAATAAATAAAATTGAAATAAATAAAATAAACATATAAATACAATATATTATCTATATATAAAGCAAAAATGCACTTCTGTTCCAAATGTCAAAATATGTATTACATTAGTATTGATCCTGATGACCCAAATAAGTTAGTTTATTATTGCCGCAATTGTGGTAACCAAGACGAGACGATTTCTGTGTCCAATGTGACAGTGTCAAAGGTCCAATTAAAAAAATCAGAGCAAGAGTTTAGTCATATTATTAACAAGTATACGAAGTTGGACCCGACGTTGCCCCGAATTAACACAATTTTGTGTCCAAATGCTGCTTGTGAAACAAATACTAAGGATTTGGAGCGTGAGATTATTTATATTCGGTATGATGATGTAAATATGAAATATGTTTATTTGTGCTGTACTTGCGACACGGTTTGGAAGACGGAGGAAAATAAATAAATTAAAGGAATAAAAGAAAGAAAATAAAAGAAAAGAATTATAATAAATGGGATTTAGTTGTTCAATACCTATATTTTTTTCAATAAAATAAAATTGAAAATAATATATTAAAAGTATCTATAGTTATAATAATAGAAATATGAGTACTAACGACGAAAGTTATTTTGGAGGTGGAGCTGATGAAGAAGATTTAATCGGTGATAATTCTGATGATGATGATAATTCTGATGATGATGATAATTCTGATGATGTTGATGATGATGCTGATGATGATGCTGATGTTGAAGAGGAAGAAGAAGAAGGAGAAGGAGAAGAAGAGGAAGAAGGTGGTGGTCACTCTGGTGGTGGACCAGAAGATGAGGATGATCGTGATGAACTAGTAGCTGACGAAGAAGAAAGAGTTACTAAATCTGGTAAGAAAATTAAGAAGATTCCGGCAAAAAAGATTGTGAAGAAAGCATTTTCCGATGAAATGTCAGATGACGAAGATGATGACGACGACGGTGAAATGTATTTAAAAAAATTTGACAGAGAAGTTAATGAGAATTACATTGTAAATAATCATCCGGAATGTATGATGCAAAATTATGATGAGATTTTAGCAATGACAACAGTTGTAAGAGACGAAAACAATATAATTATAGATGATCTTCACAAGACAAATCCGTTCCTAACAAAATATGAAAGAGCGCGGATTTTAGGCCAGCGTGCCAAGCAAATTGAGACTGGTGCGACACCATTTGTGAAAGTCCCTGAAAATATAATTGACAGTTATTTGATTGCTGAGATGGAGTTACAGCAAGTAAGAATACCATTTATTATTCGCAGACCTCTGCCAAACGGCGGCAGTGAATATTGGAAAATTAGTGATTTAGAAAATATTGCGTTTTAATTTTAATCCAAATCCAAATCCAAATTATTTTACACATCTTTACATAAAGATAAAATATATTGATATAAAAGATGTCTATTATATCCATTTTTTATATTTCATTAGCTTTTTTACTGTTGTATGAATGTAGTGCTAATTCCAATTCCAATCATTTCAATTCTGGTTCCAATCATTTCAATTCCAATTATTTCAATTCTAATCATTTCAACTCTGGTTCCAATCATTTCAATTCCAATCATTTCAACTCTGGTTCCAATTATTTCAATTCCAATCATTTCAACTCTGGTTCCAATTATTTCAGCTCTGGTTCCAATCATTTCAATTCCAATTATTTCAAGTATATTTCAATAGTAAACTCAAACAAATTTTTAATTTCGCGATCATTATATAATGATAACTCATTTGTTAGTTCCAACTCTAATAGTAATAATGATTTGGGTTCGCAGACGTATTTAACGTTAATAAATAGTTATTCATATGTACAGTCACAGAAACATTTATATCATTCGTCCTACATAACTCAAAATCCTTCATTTTTGCCAACAATTGCTCCTACATCGCTTGAAGTGCCGACAATTATGCCTGCCTACATAACTCAAAATCCTTCATTTTTGCCAACAATTGCTCCTACATCGCTTGAAGTGCCGACAATTATGCCTATTAAATCCATTACATTTACAACGGATCTAACCTTGTCCAATGTCCAAACTAATTATTTGGATGAATTAGCAAAACAAAGTGTTGTTATTGCTACAGCCAATTCTATGAATATTAGTGATAATTTTGTAACATTTGTTAGTTCATCTGTTTTACAAAACAGAAAATTGAATGATATTCAATTGTTATCTTTTAATTTGATCGCTACTACAAAGACTATTATTCCATTGGAAGGCAAATATAGTGTTTTTCTCAATAATCCAAGTAGTTTATTTACATCGTTATCTAACACAATGATAGATGCTGTTTCTAATGGAGCATTTACAAATTATCTAGTAGCGGCATCTTTGAAACTAAATTCAACGGCAACTGCTAGCACATCTGTATCTAGTATGACCATAATACAAATAAACGGAACAAATTCTAATACATTTAGTCCTACAGCAAGTCCTACAACAGCAAGTCCTACAACAGCAAGTCCTACAACAGCAACTAATAAAGGGATAATTTCAGATTCTAAAACAGATTACTATTATATTTTATTATATACATTTGTTAGTTTTGTTTCATTTTGTTTTTTAGTCTATATTGTTAATAAATGTTACATTTTATATAAAAATAAAAGAATAAGACTGCGCAGATATATGCCTCGGATTATTATAAGCAGACTAAATACAAGACAAAATGTAAGAGAAATAATAAATGCCGAAAATATTGAATTATTAATTGTAAATAATTAATAAATAAATGTCTGATAATGTGGAGCAAATTAAGGAAAATAAG